GCCCCTCGTTGCAATCGTGATTACAAGGCGGGCAGTGTTGCTCGATTGCTTTGTTAGCAAGAGCGACTAAAAAATCGTCAACGTCTAACTCTTGCGGGATCTGCTCGATTAACTTTGCTACTTCATCTTTAGTCATAATTTCTTGCCTCCAACATTTTATCTGCCCATTCATAACAAGAACCGGCCACTTGATCCATTGTGATTTTTTTGCCAATTTGCAGTTGAATTGTTTCTTGTGACAGCATTCCCTGTAATGCTTGTGCGGCAAAATAATCACGCAAGGTCATGCCATCGTTATCTAAGTTATGCGTTGGAGTTGGGAAAGCGGATGGTTCAGTGCGTAATTTCATAGCAGTGCCTCACCTGCATCATTGATGCGTTTTTGTGTTTCGGCTTTACGGTCTTTGGCTAACTGTTTCACTTGATATTGCGTGAAAGGCCAATATTTAGATGGTTGCATGAGTCCTGATTCAACCCACTTTTGTACTATCTTGTTTTGTTCTCTTGTCATATATCACCACACTGGTTTTTTAAATTCCCCACATGTTTGGGGCAAAACCATAAGCGATTCGTCGTATTGATTGTCTAAGATAGCAATCAATGTTTTTCCGATGTGATAAGCAAGGTTGACTGGCACGGCATTCCCAATCTGTTTGTACTGTGCTGCTGTTGAGCCCGTAAAGTTCCAATCATCTGGAAATGACTGAATGCGCGCATATTCGCGCACGGTTAAAGGGCGTGTTTCGCTTGGGTGGCAGCGTTCAGTTTGTTTTTGGGCTGGATTACAAGTTAGCGTTAGCGATGGTTCGTCCCAACTCAATCTGCGTGCCATTCCAGTTTTCCCGCCACCCAAATAAAAACTCGCACCCATAAACTTCTTTTGAACAGCAAGTGGCAAGTCTCGCCAATATCCACCTTCTGGCACGAGTTCCATTACTTTCTTTTTTTGCTCTGTGTAGTTCTGCCCTTCAGACTTTGGAACCTTTGCTAACGCTGAGCGCAGCGTAACCGTATAAGACTTTTCTTTTGGGAAGGCTATCGGGCGTTGTAAATCTTTTCGAACTCCAATAATCACCAAACGCTCTCGTTTCTGCGGTACATCATAATATTGGGCACGCAGTACCTTGTACGCGACGTTGTATCCAAGTTCGTCAAGCACATTGAGCATCGTTGCTAATGTCCGTCCATTGTCGTGTCTTTCAAGTCCACGAACATTTTCACCCAACACTATTCGAGGTTTTATCTCTTTAATAGCGCGGGCAAACTCAAAAAACAAAGTGCCTCGAGTATCCTCGAAGCCAAGTCTTTTTCCCGCATAACTGAATGCTTGACAAGGAAAGCCTCCCGTAACAATGTCTGCCTTGATACCCTTAAAGTTCACTTCCGCAACATCACACGCTTTGATATTCCACTTCGGGCGATTCTCTTGTAATGTCTCTGCTGCCCACTTGTCGATTTCAACTAGCATCGCAGTTTTCAGCCCCGCGTTTTCTAGTCCAAGCGCCAATCCCCCAGCCCCAGCAAACAGTTCAACAACCGAGTATCTCGGCTTTTCTTTTGATTTGAGAACTTGAAAAGCCTTTGCTTTCCCTTTCTTTTGACTAATGAGTGATTTGATTTGTTCTTCACTCACCAAACGGATACCTTTCTCCGTTTTTGTAGATTTCAATAAACCTTTTTTTTCCAAATAGAGCAACTCCTCTTTGGCAAGGTCAAATCTTTCACTCGCCTCAGCGAATGTGAGCAGTAAGTCCTTTTTATCTTTCATCTTTTCTGTTTACAGCCCTTTGTCTTTTTCGTTTACTCTGTAATCTTGCCACTAGTGGGTTTGTTATAAAAGCCGCAGTGCAAAAAACGCTTTACTTGGCAATGTTTGCATTCCTTGCAAGTAAGTTCTGGTGACACCGCTGGCATCTCCACCTCCGGTTCATCCCGTTGTTCGTATGATTCCATACGCCTCCCTCTTTTGGCCGTTGCATTTGGCAGTTGGTGCAAAATTGTGTTCCAAAGATGTTTGTAACGATTCTGGTTAGTTTTTGTTGTTCTTTGTTAGGCATTGGTAAATCTAAAATCTTTCATGTTCCAGTTACCTTTTCCAGAATTGCACTCAGCACAAAGAATTTGTAAATTGTTTATGTCAAGAGCCAGTTCTGGGAAAAGTCTTCTAGGTTTAATGTGATCAACGTGTAATTTAATTCCGTCTTTTGCGGTTGCTCCGCAACAATTACAAAAATTACCATATTTTTCAAAAGCACAAATTCTTAGTCTTTGCCATGCTTTTGATTGTAAAAAATCACTGGAATTTACGTCAGGTTTTGATCTTAGTTTAATGTGTGCGGCCTTTAAAACTTCTAATCCTAATCGCGCACTATCAGATCGTATGTGATTTTCTTGGATCATTTTTAACAAACATTTTTCTAGCCGCGCGGCCATGTTTGGATTGATCTCAATATTTCCATGTTTCCATAGCCAGCCATTAGCCAATGGATAAGGTATGCCAAAAATTTTGGCTTCGTTGTACAAAATTGTAGTTGGCCTTTGATGACCATACTTTGCTTTCAGGTAATCGATGACTCGCATACGCTTCCTAATAATCAAGTATTTCTTAATTTCCACCCAAAGCCCCCCAAACCCCCCAAAGAAATTAGAGAGTTTCTAGGGGTTCCACCCTGAACTATGTTCAGATCTCAAACTTACGCTTTTGAGATTCGCCCAGCGACTTTTGAAGATACTCTCTCAAAAATTACCCTTTTCTTGATAGCCGCCGGGGTAGGCGCATTTCTGACGCGATCAGTACGGTCAGAGCCAAAAGAAAAACCCCAGTTGCTTTGGTGGGCTTGACCCTTGGCATGGGCAATCTAAAAATAAGTCCTCAGAATGAATGACCAATTTGTAGACCACACAAGCCCACCAAAAAAACCGGGGTTGTCATTCTGAGTTTCCAACGATTGCCACATCGCTGACAGTTCGGACTGTAGGCTCACTTTTTGATCGTGTCAAGTAGTATCGTTAACAAATACCCGACTAAATTGCAGGGTAAATTGTTAATTACTTGTTGACATCCGTTAACAGTAAGCGCAAGATGGCTTCACGGTCAACTCCAGACCGGATGAAAAAGGAACCTATATGCAAGAAGACAACCTCGTAATGCAACGGCTAATGGGCTTTGCTCTGGCCGTCAAAGATCTAGAGCAGATCGGCAATCAACTGGACCACAGGGCCATGATAGATGCGCTGATTGAGTACGCCACAGAGTATGAAATAGCACGACACAAGACAATATTTAGCAAAACAGTTAATTGAGGATAAGACATGAAACTCATATCAACCGCGTTAGTTAACGCACAAAAGCAGTTTGCACCAGCCCTTAAGACGGCCACAAACCCGCACTTCCGCACTAAGTACGCTGACCTTGCCGCTTGCATAGAGGCCGTTGTAGACGCGCTTAACGCAAACGGCATCGCTCTGATCCAGAAATCGCATCCATCGGATAACGGTATTGCTATTGAAACGATCTTTGTTCACGAATCAGGCGAGACTATGTCTGGCGGTGTGTTGAATCTGCCCGCAAGTAAGCAAGACCCACAAGGATACGGATCTGCCATGACTTATGCCCGCAGGTATTCGCTTATGGCCGCGTGTGGCATAGCGCCAGAAGATGATGATGGCCATGCCGCATCACGCACTGCGCCCAAGCCTGTACCCCGGTCTACAAAAGGCAAGGAAGAATTAGAGGCCGCGCTTGACACGGCCAACACGCCAGAAATGTTAGCGGTATTGTGGAAAGCGCTCAAACCTGAAGAACGCGATCTAGTGCGTGACTTTGCAACAAAAAAAGGTGAGCAACTTAAGGGGAAAACATGACAGACCGTGAACTAATGCAGATGGCGTTGCAGGCAATAGAAGAATTTTGCGAGTATCAAGCAATGTTGCGACCAGCGGAGATTAGAGACGCTTTGCGTGACCGACTAGCGCAACCTGAATCTGACTGCAAACTAGACTTTGACTTGATTTTCGAAGCAAATAGCGCAGACATTGAAGCATTAACTGATTCTCAATTTACGCTTGAAGCAATAAAAAGTGCAGACCCCGGAACTCACGACGAAATAATTGATGCGTCATTGAAACTAATCAAAGTCGCATTAAGTAAGTCTGTTTTTGGGCCAATAGAAAGAATTGCAGACAGAATTGGGGTTGAATTATGAGTATCTCAGCAATGAAACAAGCATTGAAGGCTTTGGAGCAAATCCATCCCGGAAACATGACACCAATGGCTGAGGAAGCATGGAACAAATCCATTACCGCACTACGCCAAGACATCGCAGAGGCAGAGAAGCAAGAGCCTGTGGCGATTGGTGAAGAATGGAAGCCCTGCGTGAAGTTACCAATCGTTGTTCATGTCCGAGAACAGCGCAAAGGCGAAACTCATGTAAGTACACGGGAGGGCATCACGCCAGTCAAAGAAGATGACCTAATCATGCGTGGCGTGGCTGGTGAAGAATATCCAATTGGTCGTGAGTTATTTAATCGCACCTACACCTTTGACACTGCACCTGTACACGCCATCGACATATCGCAAGAACGTGTCGATGAAACGGCAAAACGTGAACATGAATGGGTTGGGCTGACGGATCAGGAAAAAGAAAACTTTGAAAATACGTGGGATGTCGGGCCGCTTCAAGTAGAGGCTATCGAGGCCAAACTAAAGGAGAAGAACAATGCGTGAACAAAATAATCTTCAAGGTACTGGTGCATGGTTCAATCAACGCACTGGTCGGTTAACCGCTTCGCGTGTTGCGGCAAGTATGGCCTTTCTTAAAAACGGCTCTGAAGCCTCTGAGCGAAAGAAACTTAAGATCGAGATCTTATGTGAGCGTTTGACCGGTGACATCGTGCCTAAGTACGTCACACATGAGATGCAATGGGGCATCGACAAAGAACCTGCGGCCAAGGAAGCGTTTGAGGGGCATACAGGTTTAATTGTGTCTGACCTTGGCTGGGTTCCACACCCTAGCATCGAGAACTGCGGCGCAAGCCCAGACGGCTTGTGTAGTGACGGACTGCTTATAGAAGTTAAATGCCCCAGCACTGTCACGCATATGACATGGATGCTAAACGGTGTAGTGCCAGAAGAATACAAGCCGCAGATGATACTTCAGGCGGCGTGTACAGGTAGGCCCGCGGTATGGTTTTGTTCGTTTGATCCGCGGTTACCTGAAAAGCAACAGTTATTCATTCGCAAGTTTGAACCAACTGTTGAGGAAATTAAGTTTGTTGAAGAGCAAGCAATTAAGTTTTTACAAGAAGTAGACGCAATGTTTGATCAAATTACAAAGGAGAATTAAATGATACTGACAGGACTAGTACGCGTAGGAAATGAACCGGTGCTTCGCTACACGCAAGCCAATGAGCCGGTGATCGATCTCAATCTGGCCTACAGTTATGGCCGACAGGACAAGACCGGCAAGAAGCCTACGCAATGGGTTAACGCTTCATTGTGGGGCAAACGTGCTGAATCGCTTGCGCCTTATATGCTCAAGGGCAAACAGTATTCGGTTGTGCTTTCTGAAGTCCATGTGGAAACATTTACAAAAAAGGACGGATCTCAGGGGGTTGCAATGAGAGCAAAAGTTGATAGCCTTGAGTTTACGGACCGCAAGGAAGAGTCCACACCGGCCCCTGTTAAGCAAGAACCGCAGGGTGGATTTAACGAAATTGAGGACGATATCCCTTTTAATTAAAACGGATCTATAATGGTCATGTTCAACGCACAAGGAATATGACATGGTCCGCTTAAAAAAATGTTTTAAGTGCAACGCCATCAAGCCATTAACTGAATTTTATAAACATTCTCAAATGGCTGATGGCCATCTAAACAAATGCAAAGAATGCGCCAAAAAAGATGTACATAAACATAGAGAACAAAACATTGAACAAATTAAAGAATATGATCGACAAAGAGCAAAAAACAGAGAAAGAATTAAGTTAGCAACAGAATACACAAAACAATGGAGAAGCGCTGATAAGAGAAGAGTTAAATGTCATAACGCAGTTGCTAGGGAAATTAAATCTGGAAAATTAACAAGAGAACCTTGTCAAAACTGTGGAGATACAAAAACTATTGCTCATCATGACGATTACAACAAACCTCTTTTGATTCGTTGGTTTTGTCAGTCTTGTCATATAAAACATCATCAAGGAAAAATTGAATGAAAAACATTGGCTATTCAGTCTCGAACATTATTAACCTTGGCCGCAAGATTCAGTCTGTTGCGGCAGACGGCCAGCAAAACGCAGAAGTCTATGAACTGGCTACGCAGTTGCTTTTGGAAGCCGTGGAGATCCGCGAGTTAATCAAAGATGAAGCGGCAGACAAAACCATTAAGGACATCATTGCAAGGGCAAATAACCATGACTAAATGGAAATCTAGAGCCAATTGGAAAGACCCTGAGTGGAAATACGTCAGCGCCGCGGCCACTGACATTTCTAAGACTTATGCCCGCGTCATTGCGGAAATGAAGGAATTGGAAAAGAAAGGGGCCGACAAACAAAAAGTAGTTCAAATCCGTCACGCAAAATGAGTAGCAAAAAGCATGGTTGGGCCTTAAAAGGTCCAAACGGCGGGTTTTTACAACGGCACTGGGAAGAGCATTGGTTGCTAGACAAGACGTTAATATTTAGGACCAAAAAAGATGCTCTTAACTACACAAAGTATTACCCGCTATTGACAAGACAAAACGTGACCGCAGTAAAAGTCACACTTATAGTAAAGGACTATTGTGAATAAAACTGCATGGATTGACGCTATGGCCCACACAAATGCGGCAGATGCGTGGGTGTTTGTAATCTGTTTGGTTGCTTTAATTTGCGGCACTCTTTGGGCATTCCGAAACAAATAGCATGATTCGGATGTACCTAAGTCGCAGTGAGATTGAGATCTGCACCTACATTGGCAAGTATCGCCATGCGGTGACTAGCAAAGAAGGTCAGGAACGAAAGCAATATCAACGACAGGATAGCGTTCAATTGTCAATTAATGGTGTATTGACAGAGTACGCGGTGGCTAAAGGTTTAAATCTTGTCTTTGACCTTAATTGCGATTACCGCAAGTTTGGTGCAGATCTCACCTCCCGCAAAGGCAAAAGCATCGATGTCAAAAGCACATCAAACGCGGGAGGCAATTTAAACGCAGTTTTATGGTCCACTAGCAAACCGGCAGATATTTTTATTTTGACGGAGATTCACTATTCATTTGTTGGGCTAATTGGATGGATTGACCGGGATCGATTTTTGATCCCGGCTTATCTCAAAAACGTAGGCAACGGAGAGTTTTATTCTATGCCGCAATCTGCTTTGTTGCCTTTAGACAACATAGTAACTATTTAAGAAACAAAGCAATTTCTGCTTTGCGGCGGCGAGTTAACCCTTTTTCAAATGCACTGCCTGGATTTACATACATCAAAAACCCATCAGCAATTCTTTCTAATGATTCATCTCGAAGAATTCTTTGCCGCAAAGTAGAGCGTTGGAACCCTCCCACCCCTATGTTATAGGAAAGAGCGACACAAGCGTCAAAAAGGTCTTGATTCCTAGATAAATTGGGAGCAAGTCGAAGAACACCACGTTCAAAACTGACGAGCAAATTCTTGAAGCGAATCTCCAATTCCTCGCGTGACCAAATTCTGTTATCTGCATCTTTTAACGGATACTCCTTTCTTATCAAGCCTGTGTAACCTTCTTTCCTTAACACAGGAAGTCTTATTTGTTCTTGATACAAAACTTCACCCCAGCCAACAGTCCAGATGTGAGCGGGACACAGGTATGGCTTATTCCTGTATCCCTCAAACTGGTGCATCACATGGATGCCTTTCTCAGAAGTTTTCACTTCTTACTCCAACCTCTGCTTCCAAACCAAAATCCTATGATCCCGCCCAGCATAGCCATTTCATCAGAACTAAAAATTAGATCAGATGCACGAATGAAGTCATCTACTGTTAGCGTCCCAAGACCTTCTTTAAATAACAGGAACCAAGCAAGACCGATGTTAACCAACACCAACTCAATAACAAATATATAGGTAACTGTTGGACGCACCGTAGCCACATAATTGACCGCCCATTGGCTTGCTTTTTCCATGACCTTTTGATCATGCGCCAAGGCCGCTTCAGTCATCTTGGCTTCGGATTCCATCGCCACCTGATCAGTGCGAATTTCTTCGATACGTTGTTGTGACGCAAAACCTTGCGCGGCCAACTGTAACTGCATTTCGTTTTGCAGTCGCGCCAATGCAATCTCATGTGATTGATCGGCCTTGTTCTGAAAGAACTCTAGTAATTTTGGTAGCCCAGAAACCAACAAACCACCAATTGTAGAAATTAGAGATAGCATTACCAAACCCCCATAAATTTTAGAACTGCGTAGATAATCACCGATAACACAAGTAAGATTCCCCATTCTTTGCGAGATTCCAGTTGCTTTCGGTAAAACTCATCGTGTAGTTCGCGGTGATCTTTCCGCAATTGTTCTATCAGTGCTTTGACTTCTTGTACCGCTTTTTTGCCAAACTCTCGTTCAACATCACGGTACATCTGGGCTTCTGCGTCCCTAATCTGTCTGATGACGCGATACTCTTTGATCGCATCCATAAATACCATGTCACCACGGCGTTGAATCTGTTGTTGACGTTTTTTCCAAGCAACCCGCGCACGGGCCTCTTCGTCTAAAAATTCGTTGACCTCTTTGGCGGTGGCCTTAATATCACGACCAACCGCAAGAGCAGACCTTACCCCCTTAAGTGCGGTTTGCGCCGCAGATACCGCATCTATTTCTGACATCGTATGCTTTCATTAAGACTTATCCGCTTTGCTACGCAATTCACGGTAAATGTCGTTGAGCATACTTTTTACTTCATCAATGTCGCGCCTGTAATCGTCCTTTGTGACGTATTGCAGTGGCATATCAGTTATGCGGTCTTCAATGCGAATGATTGATCGGGATAGACTGTTAAGAATCCAGCCGCCAAATGCGCCAGCAACGCTAAACCCAATGTTAAGAAGTGTCTGAGTATCCATATCGACAAAATTAATTAGTTAACAAATCTTGTCTTATGGTGTCTCAGGCACAAATCATAGTGGTAAACGAATAGGTTGTCACCACATTGTTAACTAAATTCCATCCACCCCGTCATAATGTATTTATCACCAGTTAACGGTGGATTGCCGCGGTGCGCCCACGGGTAATTTGGCGGGAAAATTACTAGTCTTCCCTGTTTTGGTTTAACTCGTTTGCTGAGATACAAAAACTCAGTTTCTCCACCTTCTTCGATGTCGTTTAGATAAAGAATGTAAACGCCACACCTGCGGGAGTGTTGCTTTTCGCCACCTTCACAATGCCAAATATGGTATCCACCAGATGGCTTTGTTTTCTGAACTTTATAAGTAAAAATGGTATGCGTTTCGTAATTGGCGAGAACGCTATAAGTGTCTGTGTAGTGTTTGTAACACTCTCCCCAAAACACTGAATTAAACTCTTCCATAAAACCAGATAAATGGTTAACGGAGTAATCAATTTCGTTTGTGTAAATTGGGTTTAGAAGGGTAGAGTCATCTTTTTTAATTGACTCTTGATCTGGTCTTCCAAAAGTCTTGTTGTTACCAGAACACCATTCAAAGTATTTGATTAGGCTATCGCAAAACATGGGCGAAAAATAGCCATCATATACGCCAACAAAATTATCAATATCTGCGTTTTTCATTATCTTATTTAAATTGTTTTCCAGCGACCCAAATGACTAGTGTTTTGCGAACACCTTTTGTAACCGGTGTTACTCTGTGCAAAGTCCATGAAGGGAATGCCGCAATCAATCCTTTTGTTTTGTCTACGGATATAGGATCTAACCCTGTAAATGTTTGCAGTTCACCGCCCTCATATTCTGAAGGGTCAGACAACTGCAACACTAAACTCAACTTGCGCGGCGCAATTGAACTATCTGAAAAGTCATTGTGCCACGTGTAATGACCGCTTTGATCGCCGTAATAGGTTGTGAATTGCATATCTTCAACAAACCCTGACAAATCAAAATCATAAAATTGCGCGTTTAGACATCTTGCTATGTATGCAAGACGGTCATAAATCCATTCGCTTTCTTGCGTTATGCTTAACCAAGCAATACTTGATGTCCTGATTGGCTCAATGACATCGTTTTTTTCTCCAACAACACCTTTTTGAGATGGTAACTTTTCGCATATTTCTACTATCTTGTTTATTTCTTCTTCTGTAAAACCATCTTTCCAGGTTACAAAAGGGTTGTTTTGTGCGTGTATTGCTTTAGGCGAAAAATTGTATATCGACATTAAGAACTTGCTCCTAGTATTGTATTTTCGTGTTTAAGAATCATATCTTGTGTAAACCATCTATCAAACGGCGCAAATCTATCAGCAAATGCTTTGATGTCGTTGATGTCAAAGTCAGCCGTCATCGGAACATAGTATGTGAAATTTGTAAATCGCGAATCAACTGGCTTGTAAAGAATTTCCAATTGTGCGCTTTCAAACAAAATTTTTGTTACTTCAAAAGTGTATTCGTATTTTGGGTATTGACTAAGAAGATCAGCCATTAGTTACTCCTATTGTCTAGGCCAAGAAACAATAATACTTCCATTAGATGACCCGGTTCCAATGGTGTACGGTATTGATACGCGATAAGGAATTTTTCTAGCCGCATTGCTTGCAGTAGGCGTTACGCCTGTGCCGCCACTTCCACCTGGGTTGCCAGGAGAACCCGCATTGCCAGCACTACCGCCTGTACCAGGATTTCCTGATGCACCTGGGTTTCCGTTAGCCCCCGCATTTCCAGGGCTACCTGCACCGCCTAATGTGCGACCTGATCCAGCAGACCCCGATGTGCCAGCATTGCCGTTTGCTCCTGCCGTACCAGGATTACCTGCACCGCCTGGGAATCCAAATCCGCAAGAACTACCGCCACCGCCACCACCGCCTACCGATAAACGAAAGCCTACTGCACCGCCGCCACCGCCACCGCCACCAGCCCCGCCATTATTGCCAAAGTTTCCAGGGCTACCTGATGGGCCTGGGGTTACACCTGGGTTAGCACCAACACCGTTAGCACCAGGACCGCCAGGGGATGCCACAATACCTGCGCCAGCACCACCGTTTCCGCTATTAGAACGATCTGACGCACCAGCCGATCCTGGGGAACCTGAAAATCCATTACTAGGGGCAGGTCCACCAGCACCGCCGCCGCCAAAATTTCCGTTGTTTCCGTTACCGCCCGAACTTCCGCTTGACCCACTTGCGCCTTGCGCCCCTGCGGTCCCGCCATTGCCAGCCGCGCCATTATTGCCAGGGTTGCCAGCGTTACCGGGAGTCCCTGGGTTGCCTGCCGTACCAGCCGCACCGCCAGCACCACCAGTACCATTATTGCCTGGGTTTCCTGAACTACCGCTATTGCCAGGATTGCCCGCCGCGCCGCCATTGCCACCTGCACCACCAGTACCAGCCGCACCAGCATTGCCGCCAGCACCACCCGAAAACGATGAATTTGTGTAAAAAATAGTAGCGTTTCCGGGGTTCCCTGCGCTTCCAGCAGTTCCGTTATTCCCCGTACTTCCGCTATTACCTGCTGATCCTGGGTTGCCCGATGAACCGGGATTTCCTAATGTGCGCCCACTTCCTGATGCGCCCGTATTACCTGCCGTACCATTTGCCCCTGCCCCACCTGGATTTCCTGGGCTTCCTGAAGTTGCGCCTGTTCCAGCACTACCAGCATTACCAGCAGTTCCCGCACCCTGGAAGTTTGCCCTTGAACCGCCACCACCACCGTTTGCCGTTCCTGGGGGGGCTACGGCACGACCACCAGCACCACCGTTACCGCCTGGGCCTGATCCGCCTTGATTGCCGGGATTGCCGGGGTTTCCCGAATTACCTGCGTTTCCTCTTGCGCCGCCAGTACCAGCCGCACCGTTATTCCCTGGGTTTCCTGAGTTGCCGGTAGCCCCTGGGTTCCCCGCAGTCCCGCCATTGCCGCCAGCCCCGCCGTTACCGGCTACTCCGCTATTCCCAGGACTGCCGATACCGCCAGGATTGCCAGCGTTACCAGGGTTACCCGCACCCCCTCGACCTTGGACGTTTACGTTTTGAACACCAAACTGAAACGTGTAAGCAGTCCCGCTTGTAAGCGTTACGCTTCCAGCGTTAATGATTGTCCGTCTTAATGTTCGCGCAAATCCAACAGGCATTTTGTTCCCTACATATATTGGTTATAAATTTCAGGAAACGTCTTAATTGCGTCAATACCTTCAAGATACCTTACCGGCGAACTTCTTGCCGGGATGTCATCATGTACTTCTGTGTATACCAAAAACGGGAACTTAGTTACCGGCGGCAATTGATTTTGCGGAGCGGTAAACCATGAATTAACTGCTGACAAAACTTCAGGGTGCTGACTTGCATCGTTATAAAACAAACGTGTGTAAGGCAACCCTGAGTGATCCATAAAGGCGTGAGCCTGGATATTTTCGGCAGGGTTTTCTGCCACTTCTGAAACGTACAAATAAATTTCTTCAAGTTTTTGAATAGCCATTGTTCACTCCTTTCTTTAAGAAACATTAGCCATTGCAAAGGTTCCAAACCAGAAGGAACCGCCGTTTACCGTAAAGAATGTAAGCACATCAATTTGGTTTGCGCCAGTAGAAAGAATTGGCGCAGTACCATCTGTGTATTTTGCGTTTGTAAATGATGCGGTTCGATTTCCGCTTCCGTCCTGACGCAAAATAATTGTCACGTTTTTTGCAATTCCTGACGATGGCGCATTTGTAAATGTAAATGTTACGTTTGTGCCAAGTGTAATGTCAAAAATGTTGCTCAGTGACAAATTAATATTGTAGGTACTTGTTGAAACTGTGCCAACAGTAGTAACTGTTTCGTTATAAGCCTGTAACTGTTTGTTTGTAAGTGTTTGAGCATCTGTGGTCCCAACAATGTCACCAGTTGGAGATGTTTTACTAGTTCCCCAAGCAGTTCCGGTTGAAACCGCAATTCCAGCGCCGGGATAAACCTGTGCGCTACCACTCCAAGGCACATTAACTACTGCCTGACCAGCAGAGTTGACTTGCAAAGCATACGTTCTATCTGCGGTTGATGTAACTGCATTTGCCGCAGTTGTTTGAACAGTATCGGACCCCAATTCAATTAACCCAAGCGTAGTGCTTGTGGCCAATGAATAAGTTGTTCCAGTAACGGTAAAGTTTGGATATGTGCCGGTAATACTTACGCCGCCTGACCCCGTTAATGCAACTACTTGATCGGGAGCAGAATTGGTAATTGTAAAATTTGGGTATGTGCCGCTAGTGCTAATTCCTGTGCCAGCAGTCAAAACTACCGTTTGATCGGGTGCGGTATTGGTAATAGTTACGTTGCCAGTTGCACCCGAAACGGAAATGCCTGTACCTGCAACATTGCTTAACACACCAGCATTGGCAACAGTAATAGAACCTGCGCCTTCAGTAATGGTAATGCCTGTGCCGTCCGTTAAGTTGGCGTTTTTCCAAACACCTGCGGTTGCATCATAAATTAACGTATTGCCGGACGTTGGGCTAGTAATAAGAACATTATGTAACTCGTCTAATTCCCAGCCGTTAGAAATGTGAACAAAAATTTCACCTGCTGACGCATTTACAAAAATAACCCAACCCAAAAACACCGTGTGTGCGGGTGCAGGTGGACGGGTTGCAGTAAATTGTCCCGCAGTAGATGACAACCAAATTGGTTGACCTGCGGTAAATGCTGAAGTATCTAACCCACGAACTAAGCCAAAAGTACAAATAAACCCTTCTGCACCGTTTGCAATATCTTCTGTTGCAACACCTAATGTGCCAGCAGAAAGTGGTTCCGAATCTGCATCGGCTAACGCTACGCTAGGACGTTGACCCTGTGCGCCATTAACTGCAACAACAGATCCAGCAGTAATAGTTGAGCCAGTTCCGTTGTATACCAACGCAATGTTTTCTTGCCCAAGTTGTAGCGTAGTGTCTGCATTTAGAATAACACTTGGGCTTTGATTCCCGCTATCCCAAAAAACTGACCCGGTAGCGGTTGGTGCGCTAGTGGGGGTAGTGTCAAAAGTGATGCCGTTAACATTAGACAAGTTGCCGTTGTCATCTTGTGTAATGTTTCCGTTTTGGATTAGTAAACCAGTAGTTCCGTCAAACCGAACTAACGCATTATCCGTTGACGATGCAGGCCCAACTACGTCGCCCGAACCGCCGCCACCACCAGTTGAATTGATCCAATTAGTTCCGTCATATTTAAGAATCTGATTGGTTGTTGGGCTTGTAATTGCAACATCCGCAAGTGCAGATAATTTGCCGCCACCAATTTGAACAACAGTACTTCCGTTGTTTGTGTAAATCTTTTGATCTGTGTTGTTAATGGCTATTTCGCCACTAACAATATCGGATGTGGTTGGAACTTTACCAGCGACACTTGAACGCTTGGGTTTGATTATATTTGCCATAGAAATGACCTCTAAAAAAGCCCCCTAAAAAGGGGGCATATCCAACAATTATTTAGAACGTACCGCCATCAATTGTGATGCCGTCAAAGGTTGCTAGGTTAGTAACCGAACCACCTGTAATTGCTACGTTGTTTGCATCTTGCGTACTCATTGTTCCCAAACCGGAAACTTGAGTATTTGCAATTGCAATTGGCGTAGCCGCAAGAGCAGTTAATTGACCTTGAGCATTTACAGTAGCAGTAAGCGTATTTGATGCAGATCCATAAGCACCAGCAACAACTGCCGTATTAGTAATGCTGAAAGTATTACCAATTAGGCTAAGACCAGTACCGGCAACATAACTTCCAGCGCCACTGAACTGAGCAAACGTAACAGGAGTTGTACCTAATGTGCCGCCAGCATCGACAGTACACACCCAGCCTGTATCCGCAAGGGTTGCGCCCTGCTCAACAAATGTAAATGCTGAAACTAAATCAGCCCAAGTGTCAGCATCAGGGGCGCGTGTCCACGATCCAGAAGCCGCAACGTAAATACCGTTGTCTGCTGGTGCAGTTTGGTTTTTAACAAGAATACGATCACCGGCGGTAAGAGCAGATGCCCACTCACCACCTGTTTGAGTTGCCAAACCGGACAACGTAATGTCACCAGTAGTTGCGTATAAGCAAGATGCTTTTACATCAAGACCTTGTGCAACTGAGTCAACATAATATTTAGTAGCCGCGTCTTGCGGTCCAGTAGGATCAGCAAGGTTCGTGATCTTGTAACCATTCATGCTGAAATCAGCAGTTGTAGTGCCAAGGTCAGCAAGAACTGCGGCAGTAGCGGCGGTAACAAGACCTTTGCCGTTTACTGTTACTTTGGTAAATGATCCAACATTTGAGTTTACGGTTGCAAGAGTAAGCGCCGCAGATACGTTTGCCGTACCATCAACGCTTGCTAGGGTTGCCGTACCATCGCCAGTAAGATCAAGATTTCGTGCGGTTGCCCATTTTGTGGCAGTACCAGCATTGCCATCAACAGAGCCGGTGATTGTATTGCTGAATGTCTTAACACCGCCAATTGTTTGATTGCTAGACAGATCAACAAACGCTCCGTCACCAGCAATTGGGATAATAGACGTTGCAGAACCACCTGCGCCGCCTGTTCCTGTACCGTAGTACAGAACATTCGTTTGTTCGTTAAATGCTAATTCAGCATTTGCTAGTGTAGTTGGTGCGCCTGAACCGCCACCTGCGGCACGGCGTTTGATTCGTATGGTATTAGCCATGATTACTCCTTAAAAGTTGCCGCCATCGGCGATTTCAGTTTGGGGGATATTGGTCCATTGGTTACTTACAAACATAAGAGCATCGTAATTCTGTGCGCTAGTAATGCTTATGGGGTAACCGCCTATTGTGTTTGGCCCAGGAGGGCCGGGTGGCCCAACTACGCCTCTGTTAATTTGTATTGTCTGCCTAACAGGTGGCGTTACCTGTACTGTTAGATTGTTTGCATCTTGTACGTTTACATTTAAGGTTGCCATTTTTATACCTTAACAATGCCATCGGAACGCACGATAAATAGCAAAAAAATAATATTGTCATCAGCAGGTGTTGTTCCAGCCGCTGGAAACGCAATTCTAATAACGCCCGAAAATCCAGCGCCATTTATTGCATCAATGTTCATATCTGGGTCACTAGAAATAATTGACCAAGCAGAATCATCAATAACTAACGTAAACGATCCATTTGCATCGTCACGATTTGCAATCGTTAAGTTAATAGGCGTTGGAGTTGGCGTGTAGTTGCCAATATCAAAAGTTAACCCGTAACGAGAATCTTTGACGTTTGAAAGAACTCGTCTAACAATCTGCGCGGTGATTGTTGCTCCAGTAAGGTCTACTGGGTCATTTGCTTCGTCAGTGAGATCTAAATTCCAATAGGTCTTTTGGTTGTAGACCAACTCACCAGCAATAATTGGATTGTCAAAACCGCTAACTTGTGTCAGCGAGTTTTTATTAAATACTGCCATGATTTCCCTTTCCCGGTTTTACCTCCGCGCACTCGCGGTAAGGCTCATCATGTCTTGTGATGTAAATTTTACTGTGTTTTTAAGGTTTTGGATATTGATCTTTTACATTTTTGATCAACGTGTAAAACGGCTCTACTTTTGGCAAAACGCCTTGATCCATACCATGCCAAAGCATATCCATTTGATCCCCAATATAGGGGTAGGCCTTAAACCGTTCTTCTGCATAAGTTGGCGGCGGCTTTGGCGCAAACTGTAAATCGGCAGGGGGGTCACCAGCAAAGACTTCGCATCCTTCAAAAGTTGGAAGTTCATCGCCTTGGGAGTTACCCCAATAAATTAAGTATCCGTCTTTGGTTGCGTAATACTTCATCGTTTTGTACCTAATATTGTTAATCCACCGTAGCCAAAAGAAACCGTACTGTTAGCACCTGCCCATTGAACATAATAGGTTGCCGTAGTTCCAGCCGCTAAAGTGTCAAAAAACTGGAAACTTGGGAAGTCTAAGAACGCTCCAACACCACCATAATCAATTAAAGTTGTTGCGCCTTTTTGTACTCGATAAAAGGTTTGCACCGCACCCCCTGAATATCCAACCCGTCCAGCAAACAATCCAATAATTCCCATGCTGACACCAGCAGGTGCGGTAACTGTTATTGACACAATATCTAAATAAGCACCAATACCAGCACCAGTTTTAGTTCCTGACCAAGAAGTATTAAGAGGAACTGTTACTGCATTAAGATTGATATTGCCCGTAGCAATTAAGTCTCCGCTTACCTCAAGACCTGTGCCGTTCCAAAGCATATATTTGTCCGAAGGGTTTCCAAATCGGAAAGTCCCATTGGTCAAATCCATCCATGTGCCAATACCGGTAGTAAATCCAGTTGCCGCACCACCTCTTAAAATACCAGCCGTTAATGTTCCTACGTTTGCGGTAATTGCTGATAGGGTTCCTACTTTTAGAGATGAAATGTAAGGCGTAGACCAAACGGTTTGATTGGTTGACGGGTTATAAATACCATCAGACTGGTACAAACTGTTAGTGCTTGATGGGCTAGGATCTGTGCCTGACCAAGTTGCCGCAAAACCCCAAGTTGATGATGACTGCGCTGAAGAAGGAAATGTTGCCGATCCACTAGTGGTAATTGTTCCAGCAACCGGAGTTGGATTGCCTGATACCCGTGCAAAACACACTCGCGCAGAAGATCCGTTAGTACCTGCCGCACCAGTTGCACCGGTTGCACCTGCCGGTCCAGTTTCTCCAGAATAACCAACCGCAGAAATGCTTGCCGTTGTCCAATTGATGGTGCTGGTAGATACGTTTGCCGCTTGAACTAAATTAACTCTTGCGGCCCATAATGTATATCCAGTGCTTGGCGCAGTTCCACTAACAGTAGACCATCCAGCAGGTGTTGAAGTAAATGTATTAGTAGACCAAGTATAAGTAGACGTTCCGCTTGGACCTGCCGGGATTGTTACTGCCCACTGATAAATAGTTGGGTTTGCTGACTGAATGCCATTTGTACCTGCCGCTCCGTTTTGACTAACGGATTGAACGGTAAAGCCTGTGCTCCAATCAACTGTTGTTGATACTGTTGATCCGGTTGCAGTTATTGATTTTGTTGCACTCCACAACTGTATGTTTGGCGTTCCTGGGTTAGCAGAAATAGTTGTTGACCAACCATTAGTTCCTGTATAAGAAGCGTTTGATCCTGTTGCCCAAGTATAAGTTGAAGTCCCATTTGGATTTCCAGGCGTAACGGTTGACCACTGATAAAGACTTACAATTGCAGTTTTGTCACCAGAAGTTCCAGTTGCTCCTTGCTGATTAAATGTTAGTTGGCAAATTGCGTTTGCTGACTGAGTAACAATTCCTGAATTGTCTTTGTATCGAATTGGAACATCAATTGTTGCAGGATTGCCCGACATTGCGGTAGGTTGCGGGAAAACGGCATAGTTCCCACCGTCTGTTGGGCTACCAACTGTTATGTTGGTATTGATAATATCGCCAACACCAGTTGTTGAACTTGCTCCAATACGCCATGTGTTGTTAATAAATAATGGGTCAGAGTCAGTTGATGCGGGTATGTAATCAATGGCCGCACCCCCAACAGTTCCATATAACTGTGGCGTAATGCCAGTAAAGTTTGGAGTTGTTGTGTAAGGAACCTGCAAAACAGGCGGGCTAAATTGAGCAATAAACGCACCTGCCGCAGTTGCAGATGGATTTGGCAACCACGCATAGCCAACTGATGCGGGTGACAAAATAGATTGCCCGTTTTGATTGCCAACTTTAAAAGCAAAGTAATACGTTGCAGTTGGAAGTATTACGTTTGTAAATTTAACAGTTGATCCGTTTGCATAGGCTTGCGAATTACTGATTGTTTGAGTTGCTAATAATTGCCAATCGGTAGCCGATGGACTTGCAATAGTTGTGTAGTAAAGAAACAGTGTTGTTACACGGCCAGTTGCTGGCACTACACAATCAACGCTAAAGGTTGGAACTGCGGCAGTAGGCAATTGATCCGAAATTGTAGGAGCCAACAAAGCACTAAAAAAGTTAGGGCTAGGAATGTCTGTGTTAGGCGATGGCTCAAACTCTGTTATTGGTTTGTCATCGTAAACCTGTACGTTGTATTCGCTTAACTCTAATTGAGCGCCAAGAGATCCGTCCTCAAGAGAAGCCTCGTTTACCTTAATTACACGGAAAAGTTTGTTTGTCCATCCATAAACCGCATTAGTAACAGATACAACATCCCCGGCATTTGCTTGAATTCCGTAATACGTTGTTTTAATTGTGACAAGCAAATCTTCACGCGCTTGCTCAATAATTCGATTTGCTAGATATTGGGCTTGAACAGAGTCATTAACTAAATCAAAAGAAGTTGTGTATTTGTTAACCGGTTCATTTGGATATAGGAGTGCGGCAGGTGTTTCAATAAACACATACGCCGGTATGTCTTTGTTTAGTTTGTTGGGGAACGAAACTTCAATTTGATTAATTGACTGAGTAATATCAACCGTACTTACACGAATGTCACCAATAATATTTGAATCGTTAAAAGCAAGGGCCGCGCTTTCTGCTTTATTGATAACAATAGCCCACTGCCCAGTTGGGGCTTCGTAAGACATCCATGAATCACAAGCAACAAGAATGTTGTCAATGTTTTCAAGAACATTTACACCCGTATCTAAAACACCGTTAATTCGATAGCGGGGCTGAGTTGACGGGTTGCCGTTGTTATCTGTAAATGTAATTAATTGGTCTGAGTATGTATTAAGAGCAGATGCACTAGATGATGACAAATATGCCGCATCTACCGCGCCGCCATATTTTTCATTGTTTAGATAGTCATACCAAACATCCCCTGGCTTTGCAACGCCAGCGCCGTTTAAATAATGTTTGGCATAAAAAGTAATTGGCTGAAGTCCTGTTGCATCGTCTTCTTGGCTATAAATAAGTTTAACAATTGCAAATGCCAGTCCATTCATCTGTCTATTAGATGACGGCCATGCCAATGCTGACGGAGCATCATTTGCAACACTTACAATGGTATTTGGCAAACCGCTTCCTGGGCTTGTACCGCCATTGTCTAGATTTGTAATTATTCCGTTTTCATCCGATCTGTACAAGTAAATGTAAAGATTGTCGGCAATTTTTGTATCTACGTTTCCAGCGCCGTCTGTTAACGACACTACTTTTGCGTATTCTGTTGAACTAAATGTTATTAAACGGTCACCGTAATAAAACTTTGTTTTGTCAAACGTAAACTGTCCGTTTGGCGATACATTAGAAATCGCCATTGTGTACCACATTATTTTTTGATTGCTACTTAATACGGCATCAACAAATACGCCGCCTAACCAAGCATCTCCGTAAACAACTGGAATGCTATTTGTGCTTGACGGCGGGATTTGTTGACGAACTCCGTTGTCAACATTCTTTGGCATTTTCTTGCCAAATACACGGGTAACAATAGTTGACACTGCAAAGTTAATAGCAAATGCCGCGGCAAGCATTCCTGGCGTAAACGCGGCTAAAGTTACGGCTCCTAACCCATAATAAGCGGCAACAATCATAGTTCCAACCGCATACGCCGGTTGGCTTACTAACATCAAGAAAACTGCCGGTAGCAGAAACTTTTTCATCATTGCATCCAATTTTCGTCAGTCTTTACAAAACCAAGTTTCTTGTAATCTAAGTCAGGGCTATTTGCCAACTTACTAAGTGTAAACAATTTTATTCGGCCTTGTTCTTTTAATTGATTGCCATACTTTAAATAAGCCTGTAACAATCTATATCCTGTTGTTCCTTTTCGATGCTCTGGTTTTACATACCAAGCCAACTCATACATCGCCAAAGTTTTGTCACACCAAATTACTGGGCTGATAAGGCCAATAATTACACCAACATTTGGCTTAATAAAAATAACTCCACGGCCAGCAATAATTTGATCTAACAGTCCTTGCCAATATTCAGAATCCCCGATGTGCCTGTAATGTTCAATCTGACTTTCTTTACAAAACTGCACCATCATTTCTGTTATATCTTTTTTGTCGTATTTTGTTGCTTGTCTTATCATTAAAGTCCTTCCGAAACCGCGTTTACTGCATTGTCTGCGTTTAGATTTACATCAGCAGATACGCTACCTCCTTTTGGCGGCGCACCAAAATCAAAATATTGGTTTTGAATGACCGGAGTACGGTCCATTGAAGTGTCGTTAGGATAAAACTGTTTCCAACTAATTGGATTAGTTTTAATTCCAGACATACGGTTTTCTAAAATCAATCGAAAAGAAGCGCACGACACAGAACAGGTTGCTACGCGCTGACGAATTTGATCGTCAAACTTTTCTGAAATTGATACGTTA